CATTTCTGTATCAAGCATTAGAACCGGATAACCCTTGGTCTTAGACACATACATGCCTACTGTTTTAGCCCAAGTTGTCTTACCGGTCTTAGGACGAGCAACAACTAGATTAACCGAGCCGCCACGTTGTCCACCACCAATGATTTTATCATAGATTGGAAAACCTGTTGGAATACCCATAATGTCACATGGGTTTTCAATTAGGTGGTCTATATACTCTTCTCCATCTGCAAACAAAAGTTGTGGTCGTTCATCTGAATCTTTAGAAAGTTGGTTAGACAAATCAAAGATTGGAGATTCGGCCATAGCCAAAATCTCATCAATGCTCTCGTTTCCACTAACTTCGGTCAATGCTCTATGAGCGTCTTCCAGTCTAAGTTGAATATCGCGAGCTACCTCTAACTTCTTCATCTTAACGGCTAAGACTCGAACGTTTTCAAGCTTAACAGGAAACCTAAAGATTGACGCTATAAATTCTAGCTCGGCCTTATTGTTGATTACTTCGTACAATCCCAACTCAGTTGAGGCGGCAAGTAAAGAAGGGATATCAACAGTAGGAGAATTCTCCAACGCCGTTGTGAGACAACGGTAAACAACCTGATTAGACTGTTCAGTAAAAGTTGTAGTAGAGATTAAATCGGTTACATCGGTAAGTGCTCTTGTTCCAAATCTGCAAATTCCAGCCAAAACTGCTCTTTCAGCAGCAACATCCCCTCGCACTCTATTCGTCATATTTCACCTACATCTGTGGAATTGTGCCTTCTCCGCGACCTCTACGTCTTACGCATGTATCACATTTAAATCTGACTTCGCCTTCAACCTTACGAGCGTGAATAGGGGCAACCTCAAAATGTTTGCCACAACCAATACACTCTGCATCTACCAATCTAGCTCCAGCCCTTAATTTGCCAACAGTTGGGGAATTAATATATAGACTTTTGCCATCACTGCGTTCTTTCTGAAGATGTTTTAAGTCTTTTCGCCCCTCACTCAAATCGTCCTCAAACAAGTTAAACGACCCAACTCGGTTTGTATTAATGGGTTCGGAACGCATAATGGCCCCGCCGTCCTGAGTGGTTCGTCGTCCCGCATCACCATTTTTTCTAATCTGGAAGGAAAAGTCATGCCCCTGACCACCGGGAGTCGGAACCTCTTTTAGTATAGGCTCTTGTTCGGGTTGTGTCAAGTGAGAAGGTGGATTTTCAGAGGAATTTGGCAACATAATGGTAGCCCCGCCGCCTTCTGCGGCCAATTGTGCCTTAGCCTCTTTAATCATGTCCCAGTCTTCGTACTTAATCCCCTTCTCTAACATTTCTTGAGCGTTCATCTTTTATACCTTTTTGTTTGTTGTAGTTCTATCAATGCTTTTGACATAATATTCATCTGATAAGACATTTGGTCTATTTCTGTTACTCTGGCTCTGGCATGTTTAACAATTTGATACAACGCCTGAGCAGCACTATCTGCAATAACTATTCTACTTCTCAACAATTCATACTTTATAAAGCTTTTGCCGCCATCCATTCCATAATTACCAGCTTCTCTAGCAATAAGTAGGTCTAGTTCTCCATTAGCCCAATCAACACGAATGCTGTGCCTATTTTTTTCTTTTTGCAAATATAAACCATATTGCGATAGGATGAAAGCGTCTTCTCCCAAGTCTTCTGGAGACATGCCTCTTAAATGGTCTTTAGTCAATTGCAAAATAATGGTAACATCCTGTGGATATACAATACCATAGGTTCCAATTTTTTGCGTATACTCGTTTAGAAGTGCCTCAAATTCTTTTAGCCTATCCTTTGCTGATTTGGCATCTCCACTCATCTATGCTTTCCCCCTCTTTTAGTACAATCAACTCAATATCATTTAGCTCACACCATTCGGCCTTACATCTATCTCTTGCCTGAGCCTTGTAATATGAATGCATGTCTCCATGAAAATGTGCCACATACTCAAAATGTTGCCTTCCATGAACTTCAACCATCATTCTTCGATTGGGAATCAAGAAGTCTGCGAAAAGCGTGGTCCCCCGTTTAACCGGGAGAGCCACCTCTTCAAATGCAGTATCAAATGGATAGAGTTCCTTAAGCAGTTGTCTAGCCCTTTTATGCGGGGCAGAAGCACTATTTCTTTGTGTTGGCTTAAGTTTGATTTTACACTCTGTTCCATCTAACTTAACAAAACTCATATCATGGCCCTAATTTGGTCATAGAGTAAAGTGTGAAAAATTTCATTCTCAGTCAATAAAGCACAAAGCTTAGCTCTGCCCTGAAACTTAAAGGCTTTTTCTTTTTCTTTGTCATCTTTGTCTTTAACAAAATCTAAAATAGCCTTGTGTTCAAGATTCTGGAAGTACGGAATATCATACCATGCTCCCCCTTTTGAAATCAACCCAAAGTCTAAACCAATATCAATGACTTCAGCAACCTCATCAATGCCCACACCATATCTGAGCCAATTAATAATGGTTGCACCGGGAGGTCCAAGAGCAGACCATAACACTTTCCACTCAACCTGTTGTCCAATTTGCTTATCGCCTTCCAACCATGGCTTAACTGATTTACATTGCTGCATCACGTCGCCCTGATATTGAATCTTGCGACCACTGTCAGCCATATAGGTAGCACCATAACCACTAGTATTAGTAATCAAGTGCTGAATAGATATGACAACACAATCGTTTACAGGTACGACTGGACCGGCCATACGGCAAAACTCAGCCAAGATTCTCGGCCCCAAAGCTCTACCCTTACCAGTAACATCACTATTCATTTCTCCGGCAGAACATAGGGCCGAAGTTGAATCAATCACCATTACGCAGCCGGGATGGTCTTTTAATAAGTTGCCAGCAGCAGTCATAAGTTCTTCTGCTGACAGAATACGCTCTCGCGTGGAACGAATCAGTTGTAGTCCAGATGTATCGCCCGGCTTTTTAGCCAGCTTCAGTCCCTTAATGCCTGTAAGATGCATCTGCTTTAGCCTATGCTCAACGTCAATGTAAAACGTTGTACGGCCTAACGCTTGTGCTTTAGCTATAATATGTAGTGCCAAAGTGGTCTTGCCACATTTTGGATTGCCAGAAAACGCTACCCAGCTTCCCCCCGGTATTCCACCACCTAATTTAAGGTCTGCGGCAGGACTAACCGGAATAATGCTGGGCGACTTATCAAGTAAAAATTCTGCTCCAATCAACACTCCAGATTTAATCAAGTCTTTTTCAGTTGCTTTTAGGTCTATATCAGCCATCTAACTCCCTCAATTTGTTTAACATGCTCTGTTTACCGAATGGTTTCATGATTGTGGCATCATCATTCGTCTCAACGTCTGCAAGCACATCATCCAAATTAGAGGAACTGTCTATTTTTACCTGTTCAATTGCTACAAGTCCATCTAAACGGTCACTGGCTGTAGAATATATATACTTGCCACTAGCTGAATTAAGGGCCGCAAGAGTTGCTTCGATAGAATGAGTCTTAAGAAATGCTCTAACCCAAAACAAGGTTTGACGATATCGTTTTTTCCACTCTGGAGTAGACGACCAAAACTTGTGTGGTAGAGTCTTTTTTTTCTTAGCCTCTTGTCGAGATAATAATATCTCTACGATATACTGTGGCCCATCTTGCTTAATTTCTGGACTACTAATCGACGGATATTGTTTCTTCGACACAGCGTCTCCTAATGAGATTAACTCCGGCCTCGTTTGCATCTCTCGTCTGCATCATCGATTCGTCGATGAATTTTACTCGCGTGAGAGTTAGAATTTGCCACTTTACTACTTCTAGTATACCGTCATTTAAGATGCCTGTCAAGTAAGATTCTTGAAAATTACCAAATCCACCATATACGCCACGAGAAAAGAAAAATCCATCACAACCATTGCCTACATGTTCAACGTGAGACCTATTCTTAAGCGTCATGTCAATAATATATAAGCAATGGTTTTCACAGTGTGACCATAGCCTTTCCCAAGCACTTTGGACTTCCATGCCGGGTCTGCCGTCGTCTTGATACACTCTTGTACCATCTGACAATTCAACTTCCCAACGAGACTCCATAAGATACTTGTCTTCTAGCCAGCTATCAATTTGGGTACAAACCATTATTCTTCTTCTTTTGGCATATGCAAATCCTCTTCACCATAGGGCTGAAAAATGGCGTCTTTTGCCTTTTGTGCATGCCCCACTCTTTGTCCACGAGTATCGTCGGCCAACTGTGATGCTGCCGGAGTCATAATTGATACTCCACCTCTTCTTTGGCCACCAGTCCTACGACCCATTAGTTTTT